CATTCACATTCATCGGGACGACACCTGGGTGGGAGGCGCAGCCGGCGAGGAGGGTAGTCAGTGCTATGGCGTATGGCTTCATGGAGAGTCCTTTCATCCTAATTGCTTCTCTGCTGGGTTTCGCGGTTACATTTTGCTGGCCCAACGATCACTGCTTGGCTGGCTCAGCTGGGCTGGCTATGGGTTACATCAGCTTGAGCCTAGCAATCTCATGGCTCTTGTTGATTCGGATCACTGAGTCAATTCGCGAGTTGATAGCATCGCCAACAAACCCATCAATCCAGAATCGGATTGCGGAAAGTGTCTTTGGCCCAATGCTTGGTAGCTGCAAAAGCTCGGCATCTGATGCTGCTGAAATCTTTTCAACAGTGTCTATGCCTGCCTTGAGAAGCGCCGCAGCTGCGATTTTGTTAACGCTTGGTATGGTCGTCACTACCAGTGGGAAAAGACTGTCTATGACCGACTCAACGCCTTGCAGCTTGTCAAAATAGCACTTGTTCTTGGCAATGGTGCTTAATTCGTAAAGCCCTGAAACACGGTCATTTATGCTGACCTCCTGTTCACAGCAGCTGCGAACATCAATCAGGAAGTCACGGTAGCCGTCCCCTTGGATGCTACCAATGTCGCTTGCTCTTGTGCCGGGCGGAATCTCATCTTGATCAACTCCCATTTCACGAAAGGTCGGCAAGTAGCCGAACATGTACTTATTGATCCATATTCCCATCCACATTTCAGGCGGGCCTGGAGGTGGGCTGTTTCTTGGCGCGTATGCTTTCTTGCCATCTGCCAGAAGGATTGCGAGCGGGGTACGCAGCTGCAGGGTGGCAGCAAAGCAATATTCGTTATATTGCTCTCTGTGCTTTTCAACGGCCTTCAAAAGGATTCGATCAGCATTTCCGTGCATCGTTATATCGTACTGATCCAAAAGCAAAGAGAGTTCTTGCATTTTGGTTTCAGCGACACCTAAGCGGCTTATTCTAGTTTCAACAGATTTTGTTCTTTCGACGATTACCAGCGACTCTCTAATGATCTCGCCAAGCCGCACAGCGTTGGCCTCAGCAAGCCTTAGCTCTTGGTTGCCGGCAGCCGCTGCCTGCGTTTGTTTTATATCTTTAAGCCGTCTAGCCGGCTGCGATTGTGTGCTCTCTGTCTTTTTTTTGGCTATTGTGAAAAGGAAAGCGCCAACGAAAATAAATACCAAAATCCAAAGCATAAGACCTCCTTTTCTACCATGTTTTTGGCATCTTTTCTATCGGGGACTCAGCGCCCATTGGTGGTGCTCTTGCGAGCCTTTAGCTCATCTCTGATTTCCTTTAGCGTCTTATCGATGCTGAAAATTCGGACTTGGGCGAGAGTGATGATCACCACCAAGAAAAGACCAAGAATAACTATGCCGATTAAATCCATGAGTACTCCATTTACCAAGTTGCTATCTGTGACCACCAGAAGACCCAGCCGAGCACTTTTATGGCATCTGTGACCTGATCAGCAGTGTAAATTTCATCGGGATGCTCCGCATCATTCTCACTTTTCAGTCTCAGGCCACCGCCTGCAGCGCGGTAGAGGTATTTCACGCGAAGCATGCCGCCATGGTCGATGGCGTATATCTTGCCATCTTTAATTTGTGTTCTGCCTCGATCAATCCCAATCGTTGCGCCATCCATGATGAGGCGCTCCATGCTGTTGCCTGTGACAGTAGCGCAGGCTGCATTTTCCGGCGAAACACCAGCTGCGCGAAGAGCGGACTTTGCAAAACGTAATTTTCGGCCGTTAATTTCCACGGAGTGACTTGAGCCACTGCCTGCTGCCATCTCAACTTCCTTGTATAGCGGGACCTCGACATCGTCATCGTGTAGTGAGGTCTTGTCGTCCCAGCCCTCAATCTCGCCCATTTCGTAGACTTGTTCGCCGTACATTTGCCCGATCCCATGAACTAGCCAGTTTTCAGTAGTTCCAAGAGCGAGCGCCAAGGCAGAGACAGTCTTTTGCTTTGGCTCAAGTGATTCGCCAGCCAAGATGCGTTTTATGGTTGGCTGCGGGACGCCGGACCTTGCTGACAGAGCATATTGGCTCTTCAGGTCATCGGTTCGATCCATCGCTGCGCGCAGTCTTTCTGAGATGTTTTTCATAAAACAAGCATATGCGCTAGCGCATTGAGTTTTCCAATGCGAAATCGTATTGCACGATGTATGCGCTTGCGTATATATTGCATGCATGACAGCACAATCCTTGATACAGCAACTTATGAACGCCGGACTCAGCCAGGCTGAAATCGCACGGCAGAGCGGCATATCGCAACCAACAATCAATCGCATCTACTCCGGCGTGCATGTAGACATTAAGGCAAAAACCTTGCTGAGCCTGAGCGGTCTTGCTGCCCGACATAAGTCAAAGAAGAAGGCCGCCTGACATGGCCAGTCTCTTTTTTTTGGTCAAAAAAGTCTTTCCGAACGCTTCCGAATTTTTCGGAGGAGGTCGTAATGCAGAGTGAGATGCCGTTTTTCGAATCTGTTGAGGATGCCCTGAAGTCCGCTGTTCAGGCGCTTGGCGGAAGCAAGAAGGTAGGCGCGCAGCTCTGGCCGGACAAGACCATAGACGATGCGTCGCGCACCTTGCTGGACTGCCTCAATCCGGGTCGAAGCGCAAAGCTTGAGGCTACCCAGCTGATGCTGATTTTCCGTAACGCCAAGAGTGCTGGCTGTCATGGTCCATTTGCTTGGTTCGCCGCTGAGATTGGCTATGACACGAAGCCGATCACCTCTGCGGAAGAAAAAGACCGCCTGACCAATGTTGTCGAGAGTGCCTATAAGGCTCTCGCCGAGGCTCTGCCGCGCCTTGAGAGGATGCAAAAGCTTGATCAAATGCAGGGCAGGGCATCCGCATGAGTGGGCTAATCGTGCCGCTGACAATCAACGTCGACTCATCGTTTCCGCAGGCTTTTCTTGAGCTGGTCGAAGCTCGCCTTGGTGCTTTCCCGGAGCTGATTGATCTGGTCGAGCGCAGCCTTGTTGGCCGCTTCCCGCTGAACTATGTCGACATCACTTTCATCTTGACACCCGGGGCAAGTAACCCGGTCATGAGCGTTCAGCCAAGCGAGGGACTGTCGCTGCTTATGACTGCCCTCTCGGCATACCAGATCGACGTAAACCGCGTTCAGGAAATCTTCCATAGCTTCCTCTTGAGTGATGGGGTCAAAGCAGATTACCCGATGACCAGCGCTACTGCAGCGCGTCCAGACGAACAGGAGCTCACATGAGCGTACTTGAAGCAAAGCGGGTGGCATTGGTTGAGCGTCTGTCGCTGACCATCAACATGCTGCTCATCCGGCAAAAGGAGGAGCCAGTGCATTCCGAGCGACAGCGCATCGGCGAAAACATCGCCATTGCCGACCAGCTTCTTGGTGAGCTGCATAAGTGGCGCTGGGTCAATGAGTCGTCCGAAGCATCCGTTCAGGTGGCTCTGATCAATGGCGCCGCACTGGTGACAGCTGAAGCCATCAAAGCTCACGGCCTTGGAGCCAAAGAGGCAGAGGGCATCGTGGCCGCCTTCATTGGGTCGGCCACAAAGGCGATTGGCTTAGAGACGGAGAGGGGCGGAGCTTGCTCCGGAGCCTGATCGGGCCTTGAGGGCGGCCTCAATTTCCGCCTTGGTCTTTATCAGATGGTCAACAAAGTCTTGTGTTGTTGGGTGGTCGGCTGGTGAGCCCAGCAAACCCGCTTGTATGAGCGAGTGTGTGATTTCTAGTGCTGCAGAGCGGGCTGATTTGAAGCTCTCGTACTTGTCCGACATTGGTGTGACTCCTTGGTAAGGACAAACACCATAACAGTGAGCCTGACACTGTCAAAACAGGCGCTGATTCGTGATGGCAGCCTTCGGGTTGCGCGGCAGCGCCCAAGCCGTCATTAGCCCGCTTCCTTCGCGGGTTGGCGCAGAGGGATGAGAGCCCGAGAGGGCGGGTTTAGCCGGCGAGTATTCACAAACCCCGGCAGACAGTGACACCTATCCGGGGTGTGCACTGCTGAAGGCGATGAGACCCATGCAGATGTGGGTGTGGGCATCGCTGGTGGCCAGTCAGACAGCTTGGAAAGACAGGCACTACCACGACATAGCCTTCACTGAGGGTTATGCCGGGTGGAAACACCCCGAGCAGCATCTGCGCAGGTGCGACGACTTTGCCCCTCATGTCGTCAAGCTCGGTCCCTATTCCAACGAGGCGGCGATGAGGTGGCTATGACCAGAAAAACAATCAGCAAGAAGATCAGATTTGAGGTTTTCAAGCGCGACAGCTTCACCTGCCAATACTGCGGTGCCAGTGCGCCAGATGTTGTTCTCCAGGTAGATCACATCGATCCGGTAAGCAATGGTGGTGAGCACTCGGTGATGAACTTCATCACTTCTTGCCACAGCTGCAATGCTGGAAAAAGCAACCGCCTGCTGTCAGATGACTCGGTTGTTAAGAGGCAGAAATTGCAGCTTGACGATCTGAATGAGCGGCGAGAACAAATCGAAATGATGCTCCAGTGGCGTGAAGCGCTGCAGGATATGGACACCACTCAGGTTGAGGCTATTCAGGTCGCATGGAAGAGCGCTGCAACAGGTTGGTCGCTCAATGAAACAGGTCTGCGCACCGCGCGCCAACTCCTCAAGAAATATGGTCTGACATCGATTCTAGACGCCATCGATGTTGTGGCTGGGCAGTACATCACACTCGAAGAGAGCGGATCGGCAACATCAGAAAGCGTCGGACTTGCCTGGCAGAAGCTTTCTGGGGTGCTTCGCATCAAGGCGATGCCTGAGGACAGGCAGAGGCTTTACTACTGTCGCGGCATCGTCAGAAGCCGGATCAGCTATTGCAACGAGCAAGTATGTCTATCTGAGCTTGAGAGGGCTCTTGAGTCTGGAGTTCCGATCGACGAGATCCAGGGGATGTGCAAACAAGTCACCAGCTGGACGAACTTCAAGTTCTCGATTGACCAGATCATCACTGACTTCGAGGACTGACATGGCTCGCGCTCGGAATATCAAACCAGGCTTCTTCAAGAACTATGATTTGGCTGATCAGGGGCCTATTTGCCAGCTACTTTTTGCTGGACTCTGGTGTCTGGCTGATCGCGAAGGCCGTCTTGAGGACAAGCCTCGCCTGATTAAGGCAGAGATTTTCCCGTACTACGAAGTCGACGTTAACGGTGAGCTCACGAAACTTGAACGGTTAGGTTTTGTGGACCGATACAGCACAAATGGGCAGGCATACATTGCTGTACGGAACTTCAAGAAGCATCAGTCGCCGCATAGTACAGAGAAGAGGTCTGACCTGCCGGCGCCACCGAGCGATGAACCAGCAAAGTCAGCAACAGCGCATGTTTCGTTAGATAACGGTGAGTCCACAGTGGATACACCAAAGCATAACGGTGGAAATCCCCCTGATTCACTGATTCCTGATTCACTGATTCATACATCCTCTCAACTCCCTGCGAGCGACAAATTCGAGATCCACGATGACTGGCAACCGTCGGAGCACTTCCCGACCGACATGTTGCGCGCCGGAATCCCCGAATCCTTCCTGACCATCACGGCACTAGCCGAATTCATTGGGTACTGGAAAACCCGCGACTCTCCGGCTCGCCACACCCAAGCCCAGTGGGACCACAAGTTTCTTCAAATCCTGATCAACGCCAAGAGCAAACCCGGAGTCAGCCATGCGAACAGCAGCCGCGGTACTCGAAAACTCACAAGCCATGATCGCGTCATGCTTGCCAACAGCGCAGCCGCTGCAGGCCGGTGACCGGCGAATGGCGAATCTGTGGATTCGACTGACCAAGCAATTCGGCGCCCGCTGGGCCAGCCAGTACGGTGATTGTGACGACGGCACATGGGCATCGGCCTTGCGCGGCGTTGACAGCCTGATTCTCGGCCAGGCGCTTGGCCGTGTGGCGCTCAGTGGGTCTGAGTTTCCGCCCAGCTTGCCGGAGTTTCTGGCGATCTGCGGTCGAGCAAGCGGCTTGCCTGATGCCGGCACAGCCTACGCCAATGCCTGCCACAACCGGTGGAGCCATGCCGTGGTGTACGAGGCTGCGAAGCGCGTCGGGATTTACGAGCTCCGGACACGAGCCGAGCGGGACATGACACCGAGGTTTCGTGAGCACTACGGCGCAGTCTGCGCTGCCTGGATGGCTGGCGAGCGTTTTGCCGTGCCCGAGACGCTGCGTGTTACTCGCCAGAAGTCAGCACCTTGCCGGCCCGAGGTTGCGGCGACTCACATGGCTCAGCTGCGCCAGGCACTTGGCCTGCAGGCAGGTGCAGCATGAACGTCCGCGACAGCAGTTGCATCGCATATGCCTCGACAGCGCCAGAGCGTGCGCTGATTCGCGCCCGCATCGTCGGCCTGCTCATCAACCAGGGTGAGATGACGCGCCGGCAGATCGCGCACCAGCTCGGGCTGGAGACTTCCTGCGTGGCCGGCCGAGTGAACGAATTACTCAGCACTGGCGCAATCACCGAATCAGAGGAAATCCGGCCATGTCCGATCACTGGCAAGCGCGTCCATTGGATCAGCGCCAGCCCGCGCATCGAGCAGCAGATGGCGAAAGTTGCCTGAGTGGAAGGACGAGCGTCGGCTCGAGATCTGCCAAGCGCGCGCCGTACTGCGTTGGCGACTGGCTGACCGGCGCGAATACCTGGACATGATCGAAAAAGAACAGGGCATCAAAGCCCGCCAAAAGCTGGAAGCGGACATGACCGAACAGCACCGGATACGAGGGGAATGGATGTGAGTGATTGGACAGACCAAGCTTCTGACCTTGAGCAGCTGCAGCGCGATCAGGCTATGGCAGCAATTCCACGCTATCAGGGCGTCAGCCGCGAGTCTTGCTTGGACTGCGGCGACGCGATCCCCGAGAAGCGTCGCGAGCTGATCGCTGGCTGCATGCTGTGCGCGCATTGCGCCGGCATGGCAGAGGAGCGGGCGCGCAAATGACCTTGATCAAAGTTGCAGCCGCACCGGTGCCCAGCGAGCACGCCGAACAGTCCTTCGTCGTTCGGTGGTTCTGGATGCAGCACCCAGCCCTGCGCAAATGCCTGATCGCAATACCAAACGGAGCGCATCTGGCTGGCGAGCCGCGCCAGCGCGCCGCCAAGATGACCAAGATGAAGGCTGAGGGCTTTCAGCCAGGCGTCAGCGACCTGTTCCTGATGGTCGCGCGAGGCCAATACCACGGCCTCTGGATCGAGATGAAGCGCCGCAACGCCAGTCCGAGCGACACCAGCGACGACCAGCGTGAGTTTTTGGAGCGCGCTGCTCGTCAGGGCTACTTGGGCGTGGTCTGCAAAGGCGCACAGCCGGCAATCGCCGCCATAGGCGAGTACCTCAAGCTGCAGGCGAGGGCGGCAGCATGACGACAGTGGCTTACAGAGATGGCGTTATTGCTTACGACTCGCGCCTGAGTAATGGCGGGATGATCACGACCGACAAGATGGACAAGCACCTGGTGGCGCAAGGGCATCACTTTTTCTGGAGTGGCGCTCACCAGCAGCGACTGCC